TATTCGATACGGTTGTTTCGAAGATGGTCAACAAGGCTGACCCACTTTGATACTCCAATTGCAGTTTCAACTTCTGTATTCATAATTTCACTGCCCCATAGGTATTGCCGCTACACCTTTGTAAGACCCAGGTGCAACGTGCAGCAATATGTCAATTGCTGGCATGTTTTCAACAGGAACCTCTGTTCCGGCTACGGTATAACCTTTCAATCCGATTTCTAGTAGGCCACATGGCGCTACAAATCCGCCGATCCTTCCGTCAACTTCTGCGGAAGATATTGCCCCATAACCTACAACTGTAGGGACTGGTGCATTCGCCGCTCCTCCAGGATAGTTATCCTTGTCATATGGCGGCATGTCATTTTCATCTTCAATGACATCAGCTAACTCTGGCTCCTGAGAACCGGAGTCTGTTAGCAAATTAAAGAAAGAGGTGCTCATTCCTGCAGGAACATTAGGCATTGGTCCCTGCACGGTAGCACGGCTCTCCTGATAAGCCTGGGTCAGGCTCTTGATACTAGCAGAATCTAGTCCAACCAAACTGGTTGTAAATTCATCTGCTGCTAGTGGTAGACCTGTTGCAGGATCTACTTCATGTTGAGGCATAACAAATGTTGATGCCTCCCATTCTCCATCCAATACTGGATTTCCTGCACCATCCAATACGCCCAGAGATCGGGCTGTTGTTGCAGTGTAAACTAAACGTGTCTTGAAATCATGCCACTTACCCTTAATTGAAGGGTTATCGTCCAAGACAAGCGCTTGCATTTGATTCCAAAGTGCATGTCCTTTGACGTAAGCGTTCTGGACAATCCAAGTGTTGCCAGCCGTTCTGACGGTCACTTCGATAGTCGCTAAATCTGTCAGTGCAGGCGGCACTGATGATTGAGTCGACTTCCACACAAATGTTAATCCTTGATATCCGTAAAGACGGCCTTGCTGATACAAGCGGCGATTAATTTTACTCAATTCTCTCGCCGTATCAATATATGATTTGCCAGTTCCTCCAGCTAGACCTGCTGGAATCTGGAACGATAGATCGGTAATAGCAGGCTGCATTTTTGCACCTCTGCTTTTTTTCTTTACATTGTAACGCTTTTTTGCCATACTGTCCCCAGGAGGGTTCAGTATTTAGATTTAGGGATTGTCACCCGAACACAACAAGTTGCGATCTACCCCACTCCCTCAACATGGGAGACCGTTCCACTTTGCACCCCACAGGATGCGAATCTCCTCATGTCGACCTGCAATCGCCTACCGGGGGCCGTCGATATATCTAATTATCCTCTCGTTGGGTCAAGAATGACCACGAATGACCTTTACATTCCTTCAGGTCAGTTTGGATAAGAGGATTTGCAGAGGGCAAATGCTTCTGAAGTGGAGTATGATCCAGGATGCAATCAACATCTGGACATTTGTTACCGTACAAGGTGTACTCACAAATTATCTTCACTCTACCCACTCCTGATCGCAGACCTTGCATATGCAATGAAACATATCTGCATTGACCTGGTAAATTACCAGTTCTTCTGATTCGCAAAATAAACACTTCATCAGTAACACCTGCAATCAAACGGCCAACAATGGCCGCAGGTGTGTCCCAGCCGAGGCGAGAAATTGCCAACGGGGTAGGCCCTCGGCTGGAACTTAGATCTAACTAGCATGTTGGCTAGTTTTTCTTCTGCATCTTCGACATCGAATTTGCAGTAACATTCGAAACACAATCTTCCATATGGAATTGTGTTACCACACTCTTGACAACTTCTCATGATTCTAAGGAACTAGAATAATGACATAATACTTTCCCAAGTGAAACCACCAGTGGGACTGGTTGTATCTTGACTTGTGACGACTGGCATAGATCCGCCAGACATGGTTCCTGCAGCTGCGAAATGAGCAGCCCCAGTTTTCTCGTCACCAATATGTTGCCATGTTTCTCGCTGAGCAACAGCGGAACCAGTTATTACAACAAGAGGTATTGCCGTGTAAGCACCACGGGCAAGTAACTGTGCAGTAGCCTTAGTGTTCTGGTAACCGACAACTCGTCGAACCCAAAACCCAGGTGCAGCCTCGCCAGTAATCTTGGCGACTAAAACATACCCAGCAATTCCTATACTGGGCATATATGCTGCTCTAATTAAATTCTCTAACGAAGGATCTGTCACAATTTCAAGTTGTGAAATTGGATTCATTAATTCTAGTTGCAGTTCAATAGCACCTAGATAACCTTCGTATTCTTCAAACATTATCGACGCTTCCTTGCAGATACAAGTTTCTTCGTCGATTTCTTACCATCAGTATATCGGTAACGTACCAACTTTCCATTTTTCTTGAAAGTTTTGCCGTATTGGTAGCGATGTCGCTGACCTCTCGGCATCAAATGCACACTCCAGATACCTGGTCGTATGCCTTATTTGTAATTCCAATAATATGTAAAATTCCTAGACAAAGCAAGTATTCGATACGGTTGTTTCGAAGATGGTCAACAAGGCTGACCCACTTTGATACTCCAATTGCAGTTTCAACTTCTGTATTCATAATT